ATGACGCCGGAAAGCAAAAAGAAATTCTTTAGGGCCGCGGCGACGGTGGCGTTGGTGTCGGGCAGTTGCATCATCCTGGCCGTTCTGGCGGTAGTCGCGGTCTTTGTCATCGTCGTCACGCTGCTGTTCGCGTGCTGCTGCGAAGTCCACGACTTTGTAAAGAGCTTCGGGAAGAGCGGCGGGACGAACGCTGGAAGCGACGGCCGGGCGCACGGCGCCGGCGTTAGAGAGGATTCCGCTCTTCCCGGGGAAACCTGGCTGTACGGCTACACGGAGCGCCAGTCGAGAACGCTCCAGACCAGGTTGGAAAAAGGGAATGGGCCGGCTGCGGACGCTCCTCCGCCACGCAAGGGGCCAAACGAAAGGAAAGAGTGGCTGCAATGAACGGAGCGGGCCTGAGCGCGAACCTCGTGCTGACTCACATCGTGGCGATGGAGATGGCCGGAATGCTGGAGAACTGGCGGTTCGACGGCGACGCCATCCACATCCTGCTGGGAATTCCGGCGAGCGTTTGCGGCTGCAAAAAGCCGCACACCTGGTTCATCAACCGCGAAGGGCGCACGCGCTGCTGCCAGTGCGACGACGCCTACGTGCAGGAAAGAGCGGCCGCGGCGCGCGCCGCCGTGGGAATGGAGAGCGCGGCATGACTTCCGATAGTGGGTTGTTGGAACTAGGACGCGAGCGAGCGATGGAATTGCTCTACGGGTACGGAAACAAAACCTGCCCGGATTGTGGGCACTCGAATTGGGCCCATGGTGTGGAAGGTTGTGGGTTCGGATACTTTGGCGCAAATCCATGCAGATGCAAGACGGGAAAAACAAACGAGGAAATCATTTTCGGAACCGATTCGGAGAGTCCGTCATGAGCGCGCAAGAACGGAAAACGCCCGCGCCGGAAAAGCCGGTTTACCTCACCGTGGACGAAGTCGCGGAACTTATGGGCTGCGCCTGCTTGCCGTGCCAGAAAAAACTTTACCTGGCGCTTGGCGAGAAAGCGGCCGCGGCAAAGCTTCTGACCACGCGCTTCCGTGGACCGCTCACCGCTCTCGAAGACGAGCTTCAGGATATTTGCCGGAAGCAGGGCGTCGAGACGGGAGTTCTCCAGCAGGGAAATACCGAGCTGGCAGTCCACGTCCGCCGCCTGGTTTCGCGGCGCGCCCGCGAGCTCGGCTATTCCTACCCGGAAATCGGGCGATTCCTGGGGAGGCATCACACCGCGGTAATGCACCTGGTGCTGACGGACGGGCACAGCGAGAAGAGATCGGCGCGGAAGGCGGCCGGTGATGGAACGCGTTGAAGTAGTGCTGTGCCGCGATTGCCAGGATTTTCGGCAAGAGGTGAAGGCGACGCGGACGATCGGGACCACGGCGGTGTGCGACGAGCATTGGCGCAACCGGCTGGGGCAAAAGTTCACGGCGCCGACAGCCCCGGCGCTGACTGCGAGAGAACTGCCAGAGGAGAAAGCCATGGATAGAAGAGCTTCGAAACTCGATGCGGAAGCGATGCAGCGCGATCGCGACGCCGGAACGCGCGTGACGGAGATTGCGAAGAAGCACCAGTGCATTCCTGCCAGCGTTTACAACCACACCACTGGGAACGGCTCCGGAATTAAGCGCGCGGCGCGTCGGCTGACACTGGCCGAGAAGGCCGCAGCCGCGCTCAGCACCGATGCGCGGCACGGAAACCGAGGGCGCCCAAAGAAGGCCGACGCCGCGCGCAACGGCCACGCGAATGGCAGTGTGCCGCTCTTGACCGTCGTGGCCACGGACAAAGCCTGCGACGGCATGTGGGACGCGTTGTCGCTGGAGGAAAAAGCCGATCTGCTGAACCGGCTGCACGAAAAGGATTAAACGGACTTCGGCCGCTGCAGTCCGCTGGATGCAGCAGCGCGGTATCGCCGTAACGGGAGCTTGGGGTCGCCTTTCCGCGGATTGAATGGCCCCGGCGGCCGAGGATTTTCTGAGGGGGAAGTGAGTTGAAGGTACTGACGCTACATCAGCCGTGGGCATCGTTGGTGATGGACGGCCGCAAGAGAATCGAGACGCGCTCCTGGGGAACGGAATTCCGGGGGGCGCTCGGGATCCACGCGGGATTAACGGTCGACCGTGGATTCTGCGAGGAGTTCGGGATCGACCCGTCACTGCTTCCCGTGGGGCAAATTCTTGGCAGCGTCCAGCTTATCGATTGCCAGATTATGACGCCGCAAAACCTCGGGGACTTCATGCAATGCGAAAAACAGTATGGTCTTTTTCGCGTTGGCCGCTTCGCCTGGCACTTCCACGCCCCGCACTACTGGGCGACGCCGGTTGCGATCCACGGGTGGCAACGATTGTGGGACTGGCAGCCAACCGCATGACCGAGCAGCTCAAACTCGGGATGCTGTGGGAGCGCTGGCGCGAGCTGGACGCGCTGGTGCTGGCGGCGCTGGAATCGCCGGAATTGACCGAGCACGAGAAGGAAGTGCTGCGCGTGATCGCGGGACACAAAGGATCGGCGAAGGCCGTCCGCGCGCGCGAGATTGCCCAGGAACTTGGGCTGCGCGAGGGCGAAGAGGGGCGGCGCTTCATCGCGGGCGTTGTCGAGACCGCGATCCTGCTGCACGGCATCCCCATCGGCGCCATTCGCTTCAAGCCTTACGGCTATTTCCTGATCGCCAGCGCCAACGATCTGGACCTGGCCATCGCGCCGCTGTGGGGCGAAGTCTACGCGCACCTGCGGCGTCTGCGCATGCTCGCGGGTAAGCAGTTCGTGGCGCGCATGTTCGGCCAAGCCATGCTGAAGCTCGATGTCGAGTCCGGGCCGACCGCCGAAGCCGAGAAGCCCCAGGAGGCCGCATGAAAAGCGATTTCCTACTGGGTCTTACCGCAGCGCTGCGCGGGAGCCGTGGCGAGCGCGTTGAAGGCGGCCACGAGCGACTGCTTCGCCGCGCGCGAAGGGCGATCCTCGGTTTTCGGCCCGAACAGCGGAAGTTTCCGGGCTTGAGCGGCAATTCTCACCAGCGGCGCGTGGCACGGCGAGCCGCGGGAAAGGAGATCGCATGACGACGGCGGCGGTGCTGACATCGCGGGAAAAGAGAGACGTGGTGGTGCGCGACGGGCGCAAATGGACGACGGAGATTTCGCGGCATCTTCCGTGGTGTTTCTGGGATGCGCTGTCGAAGAACGATTGGCGGCCGGATACGGCCTGGGCACGGTTCCTGCAAGGTGCGCGGATCGCGAGCCAGGTGTGGCACGTTCTGGAGCCGCTGCCCATCAACCCGAGCGAGTGGCTGAAGCCGCACTGCTGTTACATGGGCACGGTGATTTTCTACCTGCACAACTCGGCGATCGAGGTCGCACGGTGCGAGCACGGACACCGCACCTGGCCGACGATTTCGTTCGTCGAGCGCGACGGCCTGGTGTACGAAGTGAACGGCGGCCGGTGCGTGCACGTCTACGGCGCGTGGCAGATGGAATGGTACGCCTACAAAAACACGGACCTGGCGCGGCACTTCAACGGGACCCACGACGAGGCTTGCTGGCCGTGCAAATTCCTGCGGCCGCCCGCGGTGCTGCCGAGCGCGGCGGACCTGGACGCCGTGGCTGGCGAAGAGCGCGTGAGAGAGGAAACAGCGTGAAGCGCGGCAATCGAAATCCGAAACTCGAAGAGTGCCGCCACTGCGGCTGCACGCGATTGCGCGGCTGCAAAATCATCACGACCTTGATCGTTCAGGCGCCGAACCAGCCTTTTCCAACGTTTCACAATCGCGTCGGAGTCTGCAAATGGACCGATGCGACGAAACGCTGCTGCACGAATCCCTCGTGCCTGGAAAAAGAAGCGCGGCTAAGGAGGGGGAAGTGAATTTCCTGGACTGGTTGGCCAAATTAAAGCTGAGCGAGGCGGCGGCCGCGCAGGGCGTGCATTTCCTGGTGGGTTTCACCGGGGTGTTCCTGTGCGCGCACTACGGCGCGAATCCGTGGATCCCGGCGGCGGGGGTGGTTGCCTTCGCGGGGTTCATCGAGTTCTGGTTCGACGCGAAATACGAGCACCAGCCGCTTTCGAGCAACCTGACGGACTTCCTGGTATACGCCGGCGGCGCGGTGGCCGCGGTGTTGCTGCACTACTTCGCGGGATGAAACGAGGAGCGTCATGACGTCAACGAACATCGCGCCGCATTGCCCGCTGCACGTCGGCGTCGTGATGCAGCCCGTCGAGACGAAAAGGCCGAACTGGGTCCCGGTCTGGAAAGAAGAGGCGGCGAAAGGGCCGCGAAAGATTTGGAAGTGCCCGGTGCTCGGATGTCCGCGCGTGATGGTTCGCGAATTAACGGACGAGGAGCTCGCCGCGAAGAAGAAGCAGATCCTTTGCCCGAAGTGCGGAAAGCCCACCGATGCGTCGGCGACGATGCGCATCAACGGTAACAACAGGTGCCGGGAATGCCACAAACAGGCGCGACGCCTGCGGCGAGAGAGCATGTGGCTGCGCGCGCGGAAGCGCGGCCGCTGGGCGCGCGTGCCGCACGTCCGGCAGAGGGAGACCGCGTGAGTTTTCCACTGTGCGAGGCGCTGAAGAAGGCGGTGGACCTGAAGGCGGAGCTCGCGCCGTTCTGCGAACGCATCGAGATCGCGGGATCGATTCGCCGGGGAAAGCCACAGGTGAAGGACATCGACCTGGTGGCGATCCCGAAGATGGCCTCCCGGTCGGCCTTGTGGAGAAGCGCGACGAAAGTTAGCGACACTGATTTCGCGATGGCCGTGCGCGAGCAACTCGTCACCGTCATTGCGGAGGGCCAGAGCCTGCTTCGAGGCACGGCGGGCATGCCCGACGGCAAAGTCATCGCCGTGGACATTTATATTGCGGCGCCGGAAACCTGGGCGACGGTGTTGCTGATTCGCACGGGAAGCGCCGAGCACAACATCTGGATGTGCAATCGCGCGAAAGGGATCGGCGGAAAGCTGCACGCCGACGGCTCCGGGCTGGAAGTGCCGGGGCAATATGACGCCGTGGCGCAGCGCACCGTGAATTCCAGGATCCTCCGGCCGGCGAGCGAGGAAGAAATTTTCAAGGCGCTGGGAATGCCAACGCCGCCGCCGAGCCAGCGCGAAATCGTGAACGGCAAACCGCTGTGGATGGTGGCGCGGCAAGAGTTTGGCAGTTGAGACGGAGAAAATCGAAGGGGAGGAAACGAAATGCAAATGGATAGCAACCTCGCACGGCCGGAGGGCAAGCTGACGGCAATTGTCACTCGCGCCGATGGCAGCAAAGAATACCTCGGCGAACTGAAACCCACGTTCTGGCAGAAAGCGCGGCTATGGCTGAAGCAGAACATCCTGGGCCTGTGCCTGACGTTGTTCCTGGTCTTCATGGGCGGCGTGCTGGCGTTCCCCGGAATCTGCGTGGGCCTGGTGACGACCGTGGGCGTGAACTACATGGCGGCGGACTTCCGCTCCGGCGGGGTCACTCCAACGATCAGCGGTTTCAAGTTTCACGACTCCGGTACCGGCGTGACGGCCGCAGCGATCGGCGACACGGGGCTGCAGACGCCCACGGGCATCGCACGCGTAAGCGGAACGCCTGGCGGCTCGACAAACGTTTACCAATCGGTGGCGACGATCGCCTATAACGCCACGTTCGCCATCACCGAGTGGGGACTTTTCAGCGCGGCGACGACCGGCACGCTTTGGGATCACCGCGTGTTCAGCGCGATCAACGTGAACAATGGCGACTCCATCCAGTTCACCTACGCGTTGACGATCGCCGCTGGCGGAAGCTGAGCCTCGAGGAGAAAGTAAGTGGCTGTCCCGACACTGCTGCAACGATCACCGTCGTCCAGCGCTGGCCCCACGGGCCTGGGCACCTACGTGTTCACTCTGCCCAACGCCACGCAGGCTGGGAACCTGATCGTTGTGGCCGGGCAATATGGGGTGAACGCAGGCGTCACGCTGTCCATCACGGACGACAAGGGACAGAGCTACACAATCGCAAAGACAAACAGCAACACCAACCAGACGGTGTTCATCGCCTACTTCGCCAACACCGTTGCCGGGGTAAAACAGATCACCCTCACTTATGCGGGAGCCAACGCTAACTACAACGACGCCTGGGCCGGCGAGTTCAATAACGTCGCCACTAGCAGTCCCGTGGACAGCAGCAACGCCGCTTCGGGCAGCAGCACAACACCCGCCGCCGGGAGCCTGACCTTCGCCGCGAGCGGCGACCTGATTGTTCAAGTGGCCGAGCAGGACTCCACGGGAGCAGTCACCGGATGGACCGCGGGCTCGCAGTCCAACATCACCTGGGCGCTCGCGGATGCGGATCGCGGAAACGGCGCCCTGGTCAACCAGGCGGTGCAGTGGGGCGTCTACAACTCCACAACCACCTTCAGCCCACAGCTCACCATGGCTCCCACGGGCGGATGGAACACCGTGGCCGTGGCTTTCAAGTCCGCCGCCGCGGGCTCCGCCGAACCGAACACCGTCTACGTGAAAGACGTGAATCACTTCAACCAGGTGTCCGCGCCGAGCGGCACCGCTTACCAGGCGACCATTCCAGCGGGTTGCAACTGCATCGTGCTGACGCTGATTTCCCCGCACCCGCGAGACATCACGGCGATCTCCGACAGCCACGGAAACACCTGGCAGAAGCTCGGCGAGATCGACGACAACGGGAACGGCAGCGGTGACGTGGCGATATGGGCCGCATTCAACGCGACGTGTTCGCCGGACATGACCGTAACGCCCACCGTGAGCAACACGATTCTCGACGGCGACATGGTCATCTACGGAATTCAGTCGCCGACGAATCTGGCGCTGGATACGGGGTTCGGCACCAGCGGCTTTGTTTCCGCTTTCGGCACGCAGTCCGTTGCCGGGAACCTCTCTACGGTCACTGGAACGCCCAGCACGGCGAACGGCATCATCATCGCGGCCTGCGGCTGCAACAGCCCACAACTCAGAAGCCTGGTGACCGGGAATTCCGACATCACTTACAGCCCCCAGGAAGCCAGCTCCGGCGATCTGGACGAAAACAACGCCAAGGGACACTACTACAACCCGGACACGTCGACCTTCACGTTTGTCTGGACGTGCGGGGCAACGGCAGTCAGCGGATGGGCGGCAGCAGCGGCCGCGTTCAAGCTGTCGGGCGCGCTGGCGTTTCCGCCGCTGCTCGGAGCGAAGCAAAATCCAAGAACCAACACACTTCTAAGAATGTGAGGATTTTTCCATGGCAAGGAACGACACGTATGTGATCCGGCACGAAGCGACGATCTCCACGGCCATCACTTTCATTCAGCTCAAGGCCGGAGCGAACTACGGCTTCGAGATCCTCGAAGCGGGACTGACGCAAAAAGGTTCGACGGCGAGCGCGTCCGAATCGATCGCGCTGGTCCGCAAGACGGCAGCCGCAACGGTGACGACCGGCGTCGTTGGCACGCACGTTTTCAAAACGAATTCCGACCAGCCGACGCCGGACCTTTCGTTGGGAACCTCCGCCACGGGCGTCATCGGAACGGCGGAAGGCACGGACGGAGACATCATCCTGAAAGAAGGATTCAACGTGCTCAACGGATGGTCGCACGTTCCCATTCCCGAGCACCGCATCCAGTGCAAGGTCTCGGAAATCATTGCGCTGAAATTCCTGACGGCGCCGGCCTCACAGCTCTGGCAGGCGTGGCTGAAGATTCGCGAGCTCTAACCGACCGTGCCGACCTACATCTATCGCCGGCCGCCCGACCGCGCCCCGAAGAAGGCAGGCGTCCTGCCGACGCTCGCCGGCGGCCCGAACAACTATCAGCAGCCGCTTACCGCGGCGATGGCGAGCTTCGCCGGCGTGTTGACAAAGAGCGCCGCGAAAGTTTCCGGTCTCGCGGCGGCTACGGCGGCTTTCGCTGGTGCGCTCTCGCGCAAAGCCTCGAAGGGGCTCGCGGCGGCAACCGCTAACTTCTCCGCCGCGATCGCGCGGCTGACCTCGAAGGGCATCCCGGCGGCAACCGCAAACTTCGCTGGCGCGTTGAATCGAAGCACGGCGAAGCTCCTCGCGGCCGCGGCGATGGCGGCGTGGAGCGGCGCGCTGGGCACAACCAAGGTCAAGCTCCAGGCGCTGGCCGCATCGATGGCGTCGTTCGCCGGCGCGCTGACGAAGCAGGCGGGGAAATCGTTGACGGCGAGCATGGCGTCGTGGACTGCCACGCTGACGCGCGCGGTCGCCAAGGGATTCGCGGCGGCCACGGCGGCGTTCGCCGGGGCGCTCGGAACGACAAAGGTGAAACTGCAGGCATTGGCTGCAGCGATGTCCAACTTTGCCGGAGGCCTCGCGAGAAAGACTTCGACGGGCCTCGCGGCCTCGATGTCGGCCTGGTCCGCGACGCTCGGCCGGAGCATCGCGAAAGGAATCGCCGCGACTTCTTCCACCTGGTCTGCGGTTATCAACAAAGTTACGAGCAAGAACCTGACAGCCGCGGCGATGGCGGCGTTCGCCGGAGCGCTGGCCACAACGAAGGTGAAGGTGCAGGCGCTTGCCGCTTCGATGGCGGCGTTCTCCGCAAGCCTAGCGCGGAAGACGAATACCGGAATCGCGGCCAGCGTTGCCGCCTGGTCCGCGACGCTTAATAGGAAAACTATTAAGACTTTGGCGGCCGCGGCGATGGCGAACTTTGCGGGCACGCTCGGCGCGACGCGGATCAAGCTCCAGGCGTTCGCCGCGACGATGGCCAGCTTTTCCGGCGGGATCTCCCGCCTCACCGCAAAAAACATTCCCGCGGCCACGGCGAACTTCGCGGCAAGCCTTTCGCTGCTTACGCGGAAGACGATCGCCGCGGCGACGGCCGCGTGGAGCGGGGCGTTGGCTGGCGTGTGGCGCGGCATCAATGCGGGCGCGGTGCTGATGTTCGCGAAGATGCAGGCGTTCGCGCAGGTTTTTTCGCTGGGTTCGCTTTTCTCCGGGATGACGCGCACGAAGGTGCAGAGCTTTCCACAGATGTCGCTTTCCGGTTTTCAAACTTTTTCGCAGATGCTCCCGCGCGCGGGGATGCGGGTGATCTGCCTTGACTGAGGGAACATGCCATCACTGTCCTACACGCTGACGCAACTGAACAACCAGTACTTCGAGATCGACGGGCTGATCGACGGCAAGACGAAGGACAGCGCGACTCCGACGTACATCAATAACGCCACGGGAACGTTCCAGTTGAAAGATCCGAGCGGCGTCCTGGTGATCATCGGCCCCGCCGGCGCGACCTCCGCGGCATTCGCTTACGTGGCCACGTCGAACGGGAATTACCAGGCGCTCGTTACCAGCGTGTTCGATGCGCCGGTGGGGCCAGGGTACCGCGCCATCATCGACCTGACCGCAGCCGGAGGATTCATCGGCCACTGGGAGCCGCCCGTCAGCGTTCGTGTGCGGAGCACGCCGTGAGCAAGGGCATCCGCATGACCGTGAAGGGAAGACAACTGGTGATCTCTATTCCTTTCCGGCTGCGCGCTCAGGCCGAACCGGCTGGCGACAAACCCGGCGCGCTGGCCGACCCGTTCCTGACGCCGCGCCACCGCCAGATCCTCGATGGAATATTGGCGGGAAGCCAAAACAAGGAGATCGCCGCGAAGATGGGCATCAGCGTGAGGACGGTGAAGGTTCACGTCACCGCGGTCCTCAAGCTATTCGGCGTGCACAGCCGCTACGAAATCCAAAAGGCCTTCTGGCAACGCAAGTGATGGAGACGAAGCGGCACGTCTTCCGGTGGCGGCGGCTCGGTAAACGGTTTGTCCGGATTTGCGGCGCGTGCGGCGCGCATCCCCGGAAGCGCGGCATAGACGGGCCATGCAAGGGAATGCCGAAAGCGGCGAGGAGACAGACGGAGGAACGATGAAATTTCTGATGGACATTTTCAAGGAAGACGACGGCAAGGCCAGCCTGAGCCGCGTGATGACCGCGCTGTTCGCGGTTTTCGCGTGCTATTGGGTGACGTACCTGGTGAGGAAAAACGGCGCGATGCCGGATTTCACCGGCTTGATCCTCTTCATCAGCATGGCCTACGGACTCAACCAGGCCGCCAGGCTGGCCGCCAATGTGCTCGCGAGCAAGACAGCCGCGGCCGCAACGACGACGGGCGGGGGGAGCTGACCATGTGGGCGTTTCTGGCGATTCCGGCGGTGCGCAAGATAGGCGAAGGGCTTCTGGTGCTGGCGATGCTCGTCGCCGTGGTGTACGCGATTTACCACGCGGGGCGCCGCGCCGGCGAAGCAGGCGAAGCGGGAAAAGAGACCGAAGCGGGCCGCGCACAGTTTGACCAGATTAAGCAAACGCTGCAAACGGACATCGCCGCGGGGCAGGCTCGCGAAGCGCAGCTCATGGCCATGGCCACGAAGTTCGCGGATATCGCGGCAGCCGCGAGCCAGCGCGTGCAGACGGCGCAAGCCGCGGGACAGGCGGACGCGGCGAAGGTGAACGCGCTTCCGGATTCCGCGTTGAAGAGCGACCTAGAAGCCAAGGCCGGAGGGCCGCTGGAAAATCCCGCGGTGCTGCGGCACGTTGACGATGTCTTCACCGACTATCCGCACAAGACGGACGAACTGAAGGCCACGAACGACCAGCTCGCCGCGGTGAATTCCCGCCTCGATACGGTGCAGGAGCAGATCGCCACCGTGAGCGGCGAGCGCGACGCGGCGCTGGCGGCGTTCAACCAGGTTGTTCCGCTCTATACGCAGGCTTACAACGCGGCGATTCAGGGCCACCGGAAATGGTACTGCCTGTGGGTCTGCAAAAAGAAGAATTCCATGGCGCTGCCGGAGCCCGCGACGCTCCTGAAACTGGCCGCAAAGATTTGAGAGTTTGACATGGCCACATATGGCCATGACGAGGTCAGTCGTTCTGAGGGGACGAGGGAATGCCAAGAAAATGTGTGCGCACTGAGTGTCAGAAGCCAATCCTTAATAAGGACGGAAGCCCGGACTACGGCACCCATTTTTGCAGCGACGAGTGCAAGAAGGCTGATCACCGGGAGATGCTTCAGGAACGTGCCAAGCGCCGGAAAGCGCGGGCGCAGAGCCGGTGACGGAGACCATCTTGTGCGCTTGCGGATGCGGCCGAAGGTTTGAGGCCGCGAACCCTCGGCGCAAATATTTCGATGTGCGGCAAGGGAGCCTTTGTCGGCACCGCGCATGGAATTCCAGATGGCTTCGTAGGGTGCCAGCCGCGGGTCCTGGGAGGCCCGTGGCACCGTCCGGACGGTCATCCAAGAGGATTTACTGTCGCCGGTTCTTCGAGGTCGGCTGGGCGCGAAAGGCGCTTGCCCTGGTGAGAAAGGTGCCCATTGAGTCCTAGTACGATTACCGGGAAGCAGTTGAAGCGCCTCCAGACGCTTTGGGGGCTTTTCTGCCGCCAGTCGCAGCTCGACGCGAAGGACCGGGCGGCGCGGCTGGGCTGGCTGGCCGGAGCGGTTGGGCGGCAGCTTGGGTCGGCCAAGGAACTGACCGTCGAGGAGGCTGTCACGGCCATTCAGGCGATCCAGAAGCACCTGCCGCCGGAGCTGCTGCGCCGCAAGCGCCCGGAGCGCCGCCTGGCGTATGCATATGGCACCGCTGGAAGGCGCGGCGTGGACTCGAAAACCGTGCGCATGGCGGACGCGGACACCTGGTCCTTAATCGACCGGCTGCTGGGGCAGCTTGGATGGACTCGCGACCGCCTGGACGCGTTCATTCGTTCGTCGAAATCGCCGCTGCGCGGCAGGTTGATCAGCACCCTGGGCGACGCCAACCGCGTGATCTGGGCGCTGAAGGGCATGCTGCGCCGCGCCGACGCTTCCGCGAAGCGAGTGATAGAAGACAAACCCGCGCAGGCCGCACCTGCCGAACCGGAGGTCGTGGCGTGATGGAAAAATCCAACAAGCCGAATCTCGGGACCATCTCCGTGAGCAACGCCGCAAGGATGCTGAGTCTTTCGCGTTGGACGGTGGTTCGCATGCTCGAAGATGGCACGTTGGAAGGTTGCCAACTAAGGAAGCGCGGCTGGCGTCGCGTGAAATACGAATCGGTGCTGAAGCTCCGCAAGGATGCGGGCGTTTAGAAGAAATCCGCAACGCAAATAAAAATTGAGCAGATGGAGCACGCTTTTTTCGCGTTCGGTGCAGACTGTGCTCAACGTATGTTTCGAAGCCACAACCTGGCAATGCCCCAACGCCCCACCGCGGCGGAGATGAGACCCTCCGCCGCGGTTCGCTTTTTAGGAGAGACGCCATGACCGCTGGCAAGAAGATTTTCGTCGGAGAGATCACGCAGCTCGCGGGAGCGTGCGCGGTCCTGGTGGGTTTGGTTCTGACCCTGCATCACTGGGGCGCCGCGGCCGCGCTGCTCGGCGGCATCGCGGCGTACTTCGTCGGAAAGAAACTGCGCGGAGTCTGAAAGAAGAAGATGCGGGTGAGCTCCTCCACGATCGCGGAACTCTGCAAGCGCTTTGGGCCCGCTTTGAAACTTCCCCCAGGAATCGACGGCGCGAAATTGCTGTGGGCGCTGGCGGGAAACGAATCGAGCTTCGGCAGCCACTGCGGGCCGCGCCATGAAAATGGCTATTGCTACGGCGGCAAGTATTTCGATCCCGCGCTGACCGCGCTGTGGGGCTGCCTGGCGCACATGAGCTACGGCCCCTGGCAGGTGATGTACCCAAACATCAGCAAAGGCAGCCTTGACCCCCGCATCGCTTCGGGAAATCACGAGCTGACCTGCAACGCCGCAGTGCAGCTCATCAACGACCGCATCCTGGAACACGAACACGCCACCACGATCGAGCAGATCGCGGACGCCTACAATTCCGGCGACTGGCGGGACGCCAACGTGCCGGTACAGTACATCGCGGACCTGGTGAAGCACTACGCCCTGGCAGTCGGGAGCGTGCAATGAGGTTCGCGGAATTAGGCATCAAGGTTCCCGAGGGCGTTGTGCTGAGGGCAAAAACGGGCGCAGTGCGTTGGGTGCTGACGGCGTTCGGCGGCGGCGCTGGAGCGGCACTGGGCTACACCGCGATCCAGGCCATCAAGGCGCATCCGGAACTGCTGCAGCAACTGCTTTCCAGCGGAGCTTTCGGTTTTGCCGCGCTGATCATCGGCATGGTGATCTTTCGCCAGCAGTTCGAGAATTTCAACGTCACGCAACAACGCGGCGTGTTCGCGCAGGAGCAACTGGCCATCAGCATCAGCGAACTCGTCAGCCGGGACGACCAGCGCGCGCGCGAGCAGGAGCTCACGTTAAACCACCTGGCGCGCGGCACCGATGAGATCCTGCGCCGCCTGGACGATCTTGCTTGCTTGCAGAAAAAGCAGTGTGACCTGAAATGATCAACGCCCAAGTAAAGCGCCGGCTTCGCGGGGAAATCCTGAAGCTGATCTACGAAAATCACGAATCGCAGCGCACGCGGCTGGACGACGTAACGCTTGCCGGCGTCCTGGAACGCCTGGGCTTCGACGTATACGTCAACCTGGTGCGCGAGCTGCTTCAGGATTTGCAGGAGCGCAACTGCGTGAAGTTCGAGGAAGAGAAGAACCGCCGCACCGGCGAAATGACCATCCGCAAGATTCAGATTTTGCCGCGCGGCAGCGATGTCGTCGAAGAGACGATCGTGGAACCCGCTGTGGACGTGGAATGAATGGCGCGAAAGCAAAGACCGAGAACGGGGGAGCCAAGGGCGAAGCACCAGCCCTTCGCGATCGACAAACTGCCGTCCGCGTGGCGCGACCGCATTATCGGCTTGCGCGCCAAGTGGATGACCTGGGAGCAGATCTCGCAGGAAACCACCGCGTGGGAGTGGGACAAGCTCGGCGACGCGCAAAAGGCGCTCTTCGTCAAGCGGCGTATTCCGCTGACCACGCTGCACCGCTGGTACGACGTCCAGGTGCAGCAAAAGTTGACGGAGATCGCCACGGAGCGCCAAGCGTCGCTGGCCATCGCGGAAAAGTTGGGCGCCGGCGGATACGAGAAGCTGGACCAATCGGTGAAAAACGCGATGGCCGACGTAGTGTTCGGCTACGCCAAGGATTCCAGCGACCCGGAATTGTTCCGCAAAGCGCTGGGCGAATTGGGCTGGCTGCTGGCGCGTAACCGCCAGTTGGACATCGCCAAGTTGAAGGTGGAAGTCGAGAAGGCCAAGGTGGACGAGCTGATTGGAAGGGCAGAGAAAGCAACGAATGACGCCGCGAAAAAACTCGGCAAGGGAGCCAAGCTCACACTCCAAGACATCAACCGTCTCCGTGAGCGGACCTTTGGGCTCCCGCCCATCGAGCGAAGCGCTGCCGCCGGTACTCCAGCTTAGGCCGTATCAGCAACGCTGGATCGACGACACGTCTCGCTTCAAGGGTGCGGTGAAGTCCGCGCGCATCGGCTTTTCGTTCGCCACGGCCGCGGAGGCCGTGCTCGATTGCATTGAGCATGACGGAACAACGTGGACCGTGCTGAGCCATTCTAAATCCGGCTCCCAGGAATTCATCGAGAAAGGCGCCGCGCCGATTATCGAGGCCATGAGCGCGGTGGCTGAAGTGACGCAGGAGCTGTTCGCCGATGAGTTGGGAGCAACCGACATTCAGGTGACGCGGATACATTTCGCGAACGGTTCGCGCATCATCGCCCTGCCCTCGGATCCGCGAACGGCTCGAGGATATCCCGGAAACGTGATTCTGGATGAGTTCGCGCACCATCAAGATTCCTATTCCATCTGGGCCGCAGTGTCGCGCCAAGTCGCTCTCGGCCACAAGATGCGCATCCTCTCGACTCCAAACGGCGAACAGGGAAAATTCTTTGACCTGGCGCGGGAGTTCGGGATGGCGGATGGCGTGGCTCCGGCAGCGAATCCCCAGAAGCAGGGCGCGTGGTCCTGGCATTGGATCGACGTCGACATGGCGATCCGCGAGGGTTGCCCAATCAACAAAGCCGAACAGATGGATCTCTATAAGGGCGACCCGGACACTTTCGCTCAGGAATTTCTTTGCAGCTTCCTCAAAGCTGTGGGCGCTTGGCTTTCTCTGGAACTGGTTTCGCGGGCCGAGGACGAAAACGCCACGATGGAATGGCCGCCGGGCTACCTTCCCGTAGGCTCGCTCTTCTGCGGCATCGACGTGGGCCGCGATGGCGATCGCACGGTCGCCTGGCTCGACGAGCATATCGGCGACGTGGCCTGGGCGCGCATGGTGCTGCGGCTGTACAACACGCCGTTCTTCACGCCCGAGGGCGAATTTGCGAATAACGATCAGGCGCGCATTTTGCTTCCCTGGATTCGCATGGCCGAACGCACGGCCATGGACTCGACGGGCATCGGGCTCGGGCTGTTCGAGTTTCTCGCTTCGAAATGTCCCGGCCGCGTGATGGGCTTGAACTTCGGCGGCTCGATTCCAGCGGAGAATTCCGCTGTGACGGCCGGGACGCAGAACGTGAAGATCAAAACGGACCTGGCCGTGCGCATGAAGCAGCGCTTCGAGCAGGGCCGCAACCGCATTCCCCACGATCCGCAGATTCGCCAGGAGCTGCAGGCCATCAAAAAGGAATACTCCGGCGGCGCGGTAAAGTTCGACGCGCCGCGAATCGAAGTGGATACGGCCGTCGCGGGCGGGAAGAAGCGCAAAGTCTTCGCGCACGCGGACACGTTCTGGGCCAAGGCCATGGCGGACTTCGCGGCAGCCAGCGCGCCGGCGGCGGTGTTCGCGCACGCCGATGCGGCCGATCCGCGCGCGACGCGCGAGCCGCATGGTGCGCTCTCGCAATTGCTCACGGACCTGGTGGCGCGCGAGCACGCGGAAGGGCGCCACGTTTCATCCGAGCAGCGGCAGCGGAGGACGATATGGAGCTGACGCTGCTGAAACTTCGTGACGCCGCCATGGTTTGCCGGGCCAAGGAGCAGGAAAAGGAAAAGCGCGTGGCGGAAGCGGTGTCGCCGGAACTGTTCTCGCTGCTGGCGGGCGACGCGGAAGACGCCACGTTCCGCAGGATCACCTCGCCGGCGACGATGCGCGATCTGAACCCGCTGATGCACGAACGCATGCAGCAGGTGTGCTTCTTCCTGGCGGTCACCACGCCGTTCGGCAAACGCATCATCCGTCTGCTCACCGACTACGTTGTGGGCGAGGGTTTCAAAGTCATAGCCAACGAAGCGGAGCTGCAAGCCGTGGTGGACCGTTTCTGGGAAGACTCCGTTAACGACATGGCCCAGAACTGCGACTCGTGGTTTTCCGAGCTGATGACCTTCGGCGAAATCTGCCTGCCGGTCGCGGTGAATCCCGTGGACGGCTTCGTGCGCATGGGCTACATCGATCCGCAGAAGATCGAAGCGGTCGAGTATTCGTTGATGCAGACCGGCACGTCCCAGGAAGTGACCGTGCCGATCGCGGTGCGGCTGCGCCGGGGAATCGGCGAGAGCGAAGGGCGCCGGCTGGAGATCATTCATCAGGACGAGGACGTGAACTCGCCCACGTTTGGGCAATCGAAGGGCGACTGCTTCTATTTTGCGATCAACAAGGCCAAAGCGGCCTCGCGGGGGATCTCCGAGCTCTTCGCGCTGGCTGACTGGATCGACGTCTTCGACAACATGATTTTCGACTTCGCGGACCGCGTGCGCCTGCTGAATTCCTTCGTGTGGCATTACGTCGTGAAGGGCGGCGACGATCCGGCCGTTCAGAAGATTCGCGACAAGGTGATGAAGTCTCCGCCGCGCCAGGGCGGCATAGAAGTCACCAACGACCAGATCTCCATCGAGGCGCGCACGCCGGACCTGAAGGGCGCGGACATGGTCAATACCGAGCGCGTGGTGAAGAACTACGGCCTGGCGGGAGCGGGATTTCCGCCCTGGTTTTTCGCGGACGCCGGAAACACGAACCGCGCGACCGCGGATGAGATGGCCGGACCGACGGGAAAGATGCTGACGAACCGCCAAAACATTCTGCGGCGCATCGTCACGCAGGTGATGAACTACGTGATTGCCCAGGCCATCGCGCATGGCGTGCTCTCGCAAAGCATGGACCTGGGCTGGAACCTGCAGGTGCCGGACCTGCGCATGAAGGACATGGCCCAAGCGGCGACGGCACTCCAGACCGTGGCGAACGCCGCGGGCATTGCCGAGGATCGCGGGTGGATCCGCGCCGAAACGGCCGCGCGGGCGTTTCACACCGTCCTGACGCAGGTCGGGGTCGAGGTGGAATCCGGGGAATTCGACGCGGCGCAAGCGGACAAGACAGCGCGCGAGGCGAAGCAGCAGGACGCGTTGAATTCGCAAAAGAACCTGGCGGCCGCGCTCGTGGCGAAAAAGAATTCAAAGAACGCGCTGGCAGACGCGACGCCCGCGACTCAGGCGGTGCAATGATGGGAGAAGCGACTATGCGAAACCTGGCTGGAAGATTCACTCTCGCGGTTCTGGCGTTGGCGCTCGTCGCGTTTTCCGCTGCCGCGCAAACTCCTGTCGCCGTTCGCACAGCGAGCGCAGCTTGGGGCAGCGGCCTGACGGCCAGCGCTAGCATCGCGGCCGTTGCCGGCGACGCTTTGCAAGTCGGATGCAACGTGCCATCGAGGTTCATGGTTACAGGCGCGACGGATAGCCAGGGCGATATTTTCGCGTTGGTGCAGTCGCAGGTCGTCAGCACCGTCTCGCAATCCCAATACGCGTTCGTGGCCACGGGCATCAAGGGCGGAACGACGAAAATAACTTGCACGGCGAATGCCGCCCCAGGCAGTGGAGAAATCTATGTTTCGGACCTTGGGAAGGTGGACCCTAACAACCCCGTCTGCGCAAGCGCGGCCTTCTTTGGCGTCACAGGCAAGGCTAGCGGCTCGCTGAAGGTTCCCACGGCGAATTGCCTGACCCTGGCCTACGTGGTTTCGGGCACGGTGAGCAACGCCGTCGGCTGGACGGCGCTCTCGACGTTCGATTCGAACCTGGTCACTTCGCTTTCCGGTATTCCCGCCAACACCATCGCATCGGGCGCCTTCGCAGCTTCGTCCAACTGGTCGATTATTTTTGTTGCCTACAACCCCGTCGCGCCGCCTCCGCCGCTCTACGTCTATCAATTGGCGGGCGGCCCCAGCGTAAGTTTCTGGATGGCCACGCCGCCTACGTGTGGGCCGGATGACGGCGCGAACTGCACGATCACGATTCAAGTGACGGACAGAAGCGGCAATGTCGTGGCATCGCTTGCGCCGGGCGATACGGCAACGATCTCGCTGGTCAAGACAGGCGCGCAGGGAACGCAGGTAACGGTCGTCGCCACGGCAGGTCCGCAATGAACGATCTTGGCAGGGACTGGCAAACATCAACCAGGCCCACTTCCGTGGGCACGGGGAAGGCAGAGACTGCAGGCCGTAACAATTCATGGCGCGCGGCCGCAAGAAGGACGCGCGCTGTTTCTGGCGCAACGGATAGCGGTACATCGAGAGATGGAGGCACTCGGGCAGTTTCGTTCGCTGGCCCTTGCCAATTGAGATGAGCACGCAAGACCAATTCGCCGCGAAGGTCGCCGAGCTGATCAGGCAGGCCAAGACGTTTGGCCCGGAGATCCGCGCCAACGTGATGGAGATGCTCGAGGAAGCGCGCAAGAAAATCGTGGGCGAACTCTCCGCGATCGACGACCAGAGCTACATGGCTGCGCAGCTCCGCGTGCTCTCGCAGGAGATCAAGAAAAGCATGGAGCAATTCTCCACGCAGTTCACGGACGCGGTGAATAGCGCGCAAGACGACGCTTTCGACCTGGGCACGGCGACCATCGACCAGCCGCTGGCCGCCGCGGGCTTCCCGTACAAGAGTTTCGTGGGCCTGGACACGTCCGCGCTCTCGATCGCGCAGGGTTATACCGCCGACCTGATTTCGGGACTGACGAAGGATGCGGCGGCCAAGTTGAATGCCGCGATCCAACGCGCCTTCCTGGGCGGCCAAAGCGTTTCGGACATCATCGCGCAAGTGGGCCGCGCGATCGGTGGCGACAAATTCAGCGGACTGTTTTCGCCCATCGGCGCGCGCGCGGAAACCATCGCGCTTAACGAAGTTCTCCGCGTGCACTCGATCGCGGGGCAGGCGCGCCTGGAAGACCTCGCCGATCAGATTCCCGCGCTGCAGAAACAGTGGCTGCACGTTCCCGCGTCGCTGGCTCCGCGCATTGCGCATATCTTCGCCAGCGGCCAGGTGCAGGACGTTGGTGATCCGTTCCTGGTGGACGGCGAGGAGCTGATGTATCCGCGCGATCCCAACGGGGAGCCGGAAAACACCATCAATTGCCACTGCATGCTGGCGCCTTACGTGGATCAGAGCCTGCTGGAGGCCACGCCGTCGCACAAAAAGATTTTGAGTGATTTGGGGCTGGAAGTATCCGCGACGGCCTGACGGCCCGCGGCAAGGAGAGTGTCATGGCGGACGAAAAGTTGCTGATCCCGGAAGCGCCGGAGGTTCACGGGGCGCTGGCTCCGTTGCCGGAGGCCAAGCGCAAGGAGTGGCGCGACGGTTATTCGAGAGGTCTGAAGCAAGCCAAACTCGACCACGCGGAGGATCCCTTCGAGCAGGCGAGGGGCGCGCTCCGGGAAGCCAACCGCGTTTTTTGGATCGACGAGATCACCACGTATGAGGGGGCGATCGCGCTGCAGGACTGGCAGTTGATGCATCGCAGCGAGCGCGGCGGCCACCTCAAGATCGTGACCATCGAGGGGAAAAAGTATTCGTTCCCGATTCCGCGGGAAGAGCCCAAGGCGTCTACCAAGAAGTGGTGATCTCGTCGATCCAAAAAACAGAGAAGTAAAGGAGCATAGCCGTGGCCGCAAAAACGAAGAGCATGGACGGGAAGGAACTGACGGCGTCGAACTTCGCCTATGTGGGCGACGCCAACGATCCGGCGACCTGGCATCTGCCCATTCCCGACGCGGCGCACCTGAAAGACGCGCTGGCGCGGTTCAATCAAACGGACCTCCCCGACGCGGCCAAGAAACGCGTGGCGAAGCGGCTGCTGGCGGCAGCGAAGAAGTTCGGAATCGACGCCAGCGGCTTCGCCAGCGAGCACGGCTTGAAGACTTCCGAGGCCGAGGATTACTCCTTCGAGGAGCTTCAGGACGCGTTGCAGCAGGCGCTGCAGGAGAAGTTCGGCCGCGATGAGCACGGCTATCGCCGCTACTGTCTCTGCGAAACGTTCCCGGATTATCTGATCGCGCAGGGGCCGGACGGCGAGCTCTACCAGATCGCGTACTCGGTTGGCGCGGACGAAGAAGACATCACGCTCGGAGATCCCCAGGAAGTGGAGACGGCATACGTGCCCGTTGCGGAGGCCGCGCGCTTCCTGGCCAAGGAATCCGCCGCGCCCGAATTCACCGACGGATGGACGTGGCCTGTCGAAGTGATGAAAGCGGGCGAGGCCTTCGGCTCCGTGGAGGACGCCAACGGGAAGATGTTGCAGCTTGGCCATTATTTCCCCAGCGAATTCGTCGGCGAAGTGGCCAAAGCGGTGGAAGGCGCGCGCTTCGGTCGAAGACACCCGCTAAGTGAGGAAGAAGTAAACGACCCGGAGCGGACGGCCGGATGGTTCACCGGCAGCGCGATGGCTGGCGATGCCGCGCGCGCGAAGCTGAACCTGCTGAAGAACGAGACGAACCTGCGCGAGAAGCTGCTGGCCGCGAGGGAAAGCGGCAAGCTGGACCTCTTCGGACTTTCGTTCCTGGGTTATATCTCGTTCAAGCCGGGAAAAATCGCTGGCAAGGACTACTTCGTCGCCCAGAGGCTGGCGAAGCTGGTCAGCGTGGATATGTGTAATTCGGCCGGCGCCGGCGGTTCGTTCCTGAATCCCCTGCGCGTGGCGGCCTCGAAACAAATTTTCGCGGAAATCGCGGCAATGCAGAGAGCGCAACGCAAAACGCGCGCGCCAGCCGCGGCCGCAACGCAAGCTTCACCGGGCGCGAGCCTGGGAAGGAACAGCGGCAGCCCGCAAGCTGCTAGCCACCAAAGGAGCGGACCTATGAAGGATCACATCCTGAAGGTGCTCGAAGCGCTACGCACGATTAACGCGGGACGCGCCGCAGAGCTCCAGAAGGAATTCGAAAACACGGCGGAGGAAAAGCATTCCGAATTCTTCGCCAAAGTCAGCGAGGCCGTCACGCAGGAAATGCCGGCGGCGCTGATCACCAATGCGGCCAACGCGAAGGCGGCGATGGAAGGGTTGACCAACGCGGCGAAAACCGCGCTGGATAACCAGAACCTCGAAGTGCTGGCCAAGACCAAGGAAGCCCTGGACAACGCGAGGAAAGTCAATTTCACCTCGACGCTGGACCGCAAACTCACCGAATCGAAGTTGCCGGTCCCGGCGGCTTCGCTGGTGCGCGAGCGTTTCGCGGACCAGGTCGCGGAAGACAAGGACGTGGACGCGTACATCATGAAGACGCGCCAGGCCTTCGCCGCGTTCAGCAACGTGGGAACCATCGGCACCGGCGGCACGATCGAAGTCGGGCGCAACAGCCTGGACAAGATCCAACTCGCCTCCGACGCCATGCTGGGCGTGAAGGAAGCGCTCAAGGACAGGAACGTGAAGCCCTTCCGCGGGCTGCGCGAGATGTATCGTTACTGCACTGGTGACGAGGAAGTGCACCTCGACGGCCGCGGCTTCTACCGCGTTTCCGAAGCCATCGCCTCCTCGGACTTCCCGCAGATCCTGCTCAGCTCGCTGACCAAGAAGCTGCTCCAGGATTACGCGGAATTCCAGATCGTTCCCGGCCTGGAAAAGCTCTACACCACTTCGATCCTCGGCGATTACAAGCCGCAAGACCGCGTGCGCATGGGCTATCTGGGCGATTTGCCGACGGTGACCGAAGCCGCGGCTTACGTCGAGCTGACGAAGCCCACGGACGAGAAGATCACCTATTCGATCCTGAAGAAGGGCGGATTGCTAACCATCTCGGAAGAGACGATCCGCAACGATGACCTGGGCAAAATCGCGCAGTTCCCGAACCGCCTGGCTCGCGCCGCGCGGCACACCCTGGCGACGTTCGTCACGGCGTTCTTCATCACCCCGCCGGCCTATGATCCCGACACCATCGCGTGGATGCACGCTTCGCATGCCAACCTGGGCAGTACGGCGCTTTCCGCGGCCGAGTTGGACGCCCGCGCGATCCTGCTGGCCAAGCAATCGGAGAAGGACAGCACCAACCGGCTGGGCTTGACGCTCGACTGGATCATGATCCCGGTCGATCTGAAGCCCACGGCCCAGATGATCAACCGCAACATGACAGGCACGAACAGTTGGGTCGACAAGTTCGGCGAAAACGAAGAGAACATCATCGTCAACCCGCTGCTGACCGACGTGAACGACTGGTACGGCGGGACCCTCCCGAATAACGCGCCGTTCCTGGAAATCGGCTTCCTGGACGGCTACCAGACGCCGCAGCTCTTCATCGCCAACCTGCCCACGCAGGGCACGCAATTCACCAACGACCAGCTCCAATACAAGGCGAAGTTCGTCTTCGGCGGAAAGCCGATCGATTATCGCGGCGTGTTCAAGGAAGTGGTCGCCTAATCATAGGCAAAAGCCTGGCGATTCGAACGAGTGAATGATTCCGGCGCGGGCCGGTGAAGAACCGGCCCGCAGCCGCAAAGTTGGAAGGAGAAATCGCATGTCTCAGTTTGGGCAAGAAGTAAAGCCTCCTCGCGTGGGCTTGCAGTTGACTCGCGCGCATACCATCACCCTGCACAAGGCCGGCAACACTTCGGTCGCGAACGACGTGGCGGGGCACGAGTTTCAGCGCCGCGGGCGCATCGTCGAGGTGGAAACCTACCTTGGCAACATCGGCGCGGTTTCCGGAGCGACGCAGGTGGACGGCAAGCTGAATGGCACGTCGATCTTCTCGACGGTGCCCAGCATCGCCTACAACGCCGCAACGAAGCGCCGGCGCGACGCCGCCTCCGCATGCATTCTGCCGACGGGCGGGGCGGGCAGCGGCGTGATGACGCCGGTTTCCGGCGAGCCTACGGGCGTGCGCGTGCAGCCCGGCGATTACTACCGCGTGGACGTGTTGGCGGTGGCGGGAACGGTCGGAACCGACCTTTCGGTGTACCTCCACGTCGTTTTCGAAGACGTGTAACACAAAGCTGCGATGACGCACACGATCGACCAGTTCCAGAATCAGCGTGACATCGTCCTCCAGGACGCGGCGATGAAACTCGCCACGGGGGACCGCGACGCGCTGCTGCAGCAGGCCATCGTGCAACGCTACTCGAAGGATCGCTCGCGGGAAATCGTGACGGACATGCCGGGGCTCGGCACATCGTTCGTCAATATGCCCGCGAGCACTCCCGATTCTTTCGAGGACGGATTTTCGATCATCAAGAGCGTCGAATATCCCATCGGGCAAGTTCCTTTGAGCCTCGTGCTGGAAGAGAACTGGCAAATTTATCGCGCGCCTGCACCGACGGGCCTGCAAGTGCTGTTTATCGCCAATCAGCCCATGACGTCGGAGGTAGTGCGCTTCACCTGGACGGCGCGGCACAAGCCCGACGGCTCGACCGTGCCGGACGTGGATTTCGAGGCGGTGTGCGATTACGCGGCCGGCCTGTCTTTCGCGGCGCTCGCCGCGATCTACACGCAGACTGGCGATGCCACGATCATGGCGGACAGCGTGAACTACCGCACCAAGGGCCAGGAGTACGCGGGGCTGGCGAAGGCGGCCGCCAAACGCTATTTCGATCACGTTGGCGTGGCGGCGGACGACAAAGCCGCGCAAGCGGGCCCGGCGATCGCCACGGGCAGCATGCACGAACTTTTGGGAATGGGGCTGGACCGGCTGACGCACCGCAAGGCGTCGAGATGACGGCGTGAGCGTGAGGATCACAATCCGGGGACTGGACACGGCGACCGCGCAGGTGCAAGCCGCGGTGCGCACCGGCGTTTCGAACGGCCTTGCGGTTGCCGGCGCGCGCGGTGAATTCCTGGTGAAGCAAAACATCACGCATCCCTATAGCGGCCGGCCGCCCGCGGTTTCCACGGGGATCCTGGCGAACGCGATCTCTTTCAAAATCGCGCGGGAAGTTGGAATCTCGCGCGTTGTGGTGTTCGCCATGCCGCCCGCTGACGTCTATGTGGATCCCGTGGAATACGGCAGCCGGCCGCACTTTCCTCCGGTGAGCGCGCTGCTGATGTGGGTTGAGCGCAAATTCCATCCGGGAACGGAAAAGGCCGCGCTGAAAATCGCCTGGGCCATCGCGGTGAGCATGTCGAAGCGCGGCATGAAACCTTTCCTGATGTTCGCGCGGGCGTTTGCCGTGCTGCAGACGGAGCTGCAGGGAATCTTTACGAACAGCATCGCGAGCGCGATCCAGGCCGCGGGATTGGCGAAAAAGTAGATGGCACTCATGGAAATCAAGGCGCGAATTCAGGCGATGGTCGCCGCGGCCGACCCCGCCGCCAAGGTGTGGCCGAGATTGCGATATCTCAACGCGGAATCGCAGGCCGATCAGTTGGCGGGCACGGACGGCACTCTGCACGTATGGTTTATTTGGCGCGAGGGCTCAGCTCTTGAGGATGAGGTTATCAATCAGAACTTCACAGAACAGACGGACACGCTTGTAATCGAAGGCTTCTACGCGATGAACGATGCGAACAATTCAGACGGGGAGTTCGAATCGAACGTGGACGCTGTGCTCAAATCAATCAGCGATGACCGGCGCTGCGCACCGGGCGGCACGAAGCTGGGCGGTACCGTGATGTCCGCGAGAGCGCCGCAGCGCAGAAAAACCGATCTAGTTATGTATGGCCCGAGCCAAGTGCTCTGTCATCACACTGAGATCGCGATGACGGTGGTATCGAGAGATTTGCAGTGAGGAGCCGCGCATGAGCCAGGATGATTTCGTTTCAGTGAGAGCGATAAGCGAGGGCGTCGTGTCGTTCGCCATGGGCGAGAAATACGGCCTGAAGCTGGCGCCCGGGGAGATCAGCGACAAGTGGATGGACGGTTCGCCGATCACCCGCGCGGAGTTCGACGCCATTCTCGCGCCCAACGGGCCGTTCGAGATCGTGCCGCCCGCGGCGGCCGGAAGCGTTCCAAGCGTTTAGGAGGAAATCGTGGGCATGCCGTCAAGGATGGAGGACAGGCTTTTAGTCCTGTCGAAACTGAAGCAGACCGCCTACGCGACGATATTAACTGACGCCAACCTGATCGCGGGCAAACGCATCGCGGTCGAGGGCGCCGTCTTCGGCCAGCCGAGCATCAAGCGTTGGACCTCGCAACCGCTCGCCATGGTCGGCCACGACTTCGCGACCCAGGTGCAGGAAGTGGAACGCGATCTGACCGAATCGCTCAGCGTTCCGATGGACTCCTGGCTCGCCGCGTGGGTCTGCGCCTTCGGCATGGGCAGCGTCTCCTCCGCGCTGCTTTCCGGAACGGCCTACGCGCATACCATCAAGCCGATGGACCCGAACGCCGGCAAGGATTTGCCGGTGACGACGATTTATACCGAGGCGGCGAACGTCGCGGGCCTGGCGCGACGGCTGCAATCCTGCTGCGTGAAGGATTTCACCCTGGAATTTCCGGCAAGTGCGCCGGGAAAAATCACCGCGAACTTCATCGGCTCCGGCCAAATCGTCACGGGCATTCTGGCCACGCCGCCTTCACTTCTGCCGTACAACGTGCTGATGTCCAACGACATGCTTTTCAAATACGGCGCGCAGGCCGCGCCGACGGATATCTCCGCGCAAATCGTGCTGGGCAGCGTGAAGCTGACTTTCACCTGGGCGATGGACGACAAAAATTCGCGCGCTCCGGGCGGCGGACTGTATCGCTCGCGCGCGTGGCTCGATGCGCCCAGCATTACGCTTAGTTTCCAGCGCTGGGTGGACGATGCGAGTTCCACGCCCAACGACGACTGGCTGGCGGACACGATTCAGGAAGTGAACATAACCGTCAACGGCGCGCTGATCACCGGCGCCTACTACCACAGCATCAACATTCGCGGCCTGGCGGTGGTTCCCACGGTGGTGAAGCTCGGCCAGGTGGGAAACAAGTCCATCTATGATTACACCATCCAGCCGGATCACTGGCTGAGGCAGGGTTCGGCCGACGTGCTGATCATCACCGTGCAGAACTTGGAGACGAGCTACCTGGTTTAGGAGGGCCCGGCTAGGCTCGCGCCCAAGGGGCCATTCGAAATCGCCGCGTCCGGCAAGCGGAGAAACCGTTCCAAGCGTTTAGGAGGAAATCATGAGCATCCCGTCAAGGATGGAAGACAGGCTTCTAGTCCTGTCCAAACTGAAGCAGACGAACTACGCGACGATCCTTACGGAGGCGCAACTGCAAGGCGGAAAGCGCATCGCTGTGGAAGGCGCGGCTTTCGGGCAGCCGAGCATCAAGCGCTGGACCTCGCAGCCGCTGGCCATGGTCGGCCACGATTACGCGACGCAGGTGCAGCAAGTGGAACGCGATTTGACCGAAACGCTCACCGTTCCGATGGACACCTGGCTGGCCGCTTGGGTGGCGGCTTTTGGAATGGGCAGCGTCTCCTCCGCAATCCTTGGAGCAGGTCCCGCGTATGCGCATACCATCAAGCCGATGGCTCCGAACGCCGGAATGGACCTTCCGGTGACGACGATTTATACCGAGGCGGCGAACGTCGCCGGCCTCGCGCGGCGGTTGCAATCCTGCTGCGTGAAGGATTTCACGCTGGAGTTTCCCGCAAGCGCGCCGGGAAAAATTACCGCGAACTTCATCGGGTCCGGCCAGATCACCCCGGGCCTTCTGGCCACGCCGCCATCGCTCGCGGCCTACAACGTGCTGATGTCCAACGACATGGTTTTCAAGTACGGCGCGCAGACCACGCCGGCGGACATCTCCGCGCAAATCGTGGTCGGCAGCGTGAAGCTGACCTTCAGTTGGGCGATGGATGACAAAAATTCGCGCGCGACGGGCGGCGGACTGTATCGCTCGCGCGCGTGGCTCGATGCGCCCAGCATTACGCTTAGCTTCCAGCGTTGGGTGGATGACGCGGTTTCCGCGCCGGACGACGATTGGTTGGCGGACACGATTCAGGAAGTGCTCATCACCGTCCAGGGCGCGCTGATCGCCTCCACCTACTACCACAGCATCAGCATTCGCGGCCTGGCGGTGATTCCGACGGTGGTGAAGATGGGACAGGTGGGAAACAAGTCCATCTACGAATACACGATCCAGCCGGACCATTGGCTGAAGCAAGGCGCGGCCGACGTGCTGGTCATCGTCGTCCAGAACCTGGAAACGAATTATCTGGTTTAGTTGGAGCAGCATCCCGGAACGGGCGCTTCCTCAGCGCAAACAAGCTGGCCGGGACATTTTCAGGGCGCGGCCACTAGCCGTGGCCTGAAGAACTCAGGGCTTTGGAGCTTGAACCAAGTGGGCGCGGCAAAACCCAGCCGCCCCCGAGCCTGAGACACCCGAAACGTGAAAGAGGTGTCTCATGGACGCAATGGCAAGTTTTCCAGTTTCGCAATTTCACGAAGGAATCGAATCGACGCCGGGCCCAGTGCCCGTCACAGAGGGAACGGACCTTCTTCCGCTCGATGTGGCCGAGCGCCTCGTGGTGTTCCGCTCGGGCGGCAAATCCTATCGGCACATCTTCAACCGCCTGCGTCCAGCGGATTGGGAGAAATTCTTCGGGCACATCGTGGCCGAGTTCAAACAGGAAAAGGGCGGCTTCTCGCAAGTCGTCGACGCGGATTACGCTTCGCTGGTGTTCTACGCGAAAGCCATCAAGCGCGTCGAGGGCTATCTGACGCGCGATGGCAGCGCGCCGGAGAATCTTCCCACCTGGCCGGAATGCGTGCCGCAGCATCACCGCCTGGCCGCGGTGGATTTGCTGATGCGCGTCAGCCGCGGCGAAGCGGGCGACGATTCCATGCTCGAAGCCGAGGGCGTGACGGTGACGCTGGACGCGTTGTGGAACGAATCCGCTCCCGGCGAGATGAAGCAATACAAAGGCCTGGTCCACAAGTTTTCTTCGCCCACGGCGGAGCAGCGGCGGCGTTCGCTGCGCGCCAAGAATCGCGCGTTCATTGCCGGAGGATCGCGCAGCGGCATCACCATGCTGCCGTCTTCCCACCTGGTCCTGGTGAAGCTCTACGACGACCTGATCCTGAGCGTCGAGGGCTATGGCGTGGCTGGCCGGCCGCTGGACTCGCGCGAGCAGATCGCGCGAGAGATGGATTCGCTCCACAAAGCGCACGCCGTGGGGCAACTGTTTCCCACATCGCTGAAGACGGACGCGCCCGAGGAAAAGGGCGCGGAACCGGAGGCCACCGAATGACCTCCCTATGGCCGATCTTCGCAATGCTCATCGCTCTTCTTCTGGTGAATCTGGCGCAGCTCAGCGTCGCCAGTTCCACGCGGAGAATGCTCAAATACAAGGAGGAAATCATTTCAGTTGAACTCGATGCACTCACCCAGGAAGTAAACGACAGCATCACGGTGGAAGCGTCCGCGATCGTGCTGATCACTGGATTGTCCGCGCAGATCACCGCAGCCGGAACCGACCCCGCGAAGCTCTCCGCGCTGACGGCGCAGCTCGATGCCGGAAAGCAGCAGCTCGCCGCGGCGATTGTCGCCAACACTCCGGCTGCTCCGGCACCGGTGGTGGCGCCCGCTCCGACGACGTAGCGGTCCATTTCAACCTTCAACCGCGACGGGCGGCCGCGAGCAGCATGCCGCCCAGTTTTCAGAGAACAAACGGAGGGGGGAATCAAATGCACTATAAGAATGGACGCGAAGCGAAGAACGGCGACAAGGTTGTCTTGATCCCAACTTACGGGGCGCCTGTCATCGGCATTCTGTATGACGCAACGGCAGGCAACGATTTTTGCAACGGGAAGATTGCAGTCACCAAACCGAACGACCCGTGCCCGAACCTGAAGGAATGTTTGCATCTCGACGACGTGCTCAAAGCTCTTCCGGCGAACGTTCCCGACAGTTCGACTAAGACGTAAGGGATTTACGAAATGATTGCGGTGGCACAAGACGAAGAGGGACTCCGCCAGGCGGCGCGCGAATTGCTGGAAGACGCGTTCAACGCGCCGGTGCGCGAGCGCAACGCGAAGATCGCGGAGCAGTCCGCCGATCCGGAACTCGTGCTGCGTGCCGGCCATCCGGAGCGCGCGCTTTCCCCGGGGTATTACATGTGGCTGGGCTACGTGGCGGAAGAGATCGAGCAGCCGCTGGAAGCGGGCGTCTCTTTTGGCAGTGCGGATTTGCTGGCGGACGAGCTCCTGGCGCTGAACGTTTTGAAGGAAGCGCGCGCGGAATTCCGCAAAAAGCATCCGCCGTGCCGCGGGTGCAACAAGCCGCTGCCGAACGAGTGGGACAAAATGTGCAACGACTGCCAGCGCGAAGCGGCAGCGAGGGGAAATTAGGGAATGGCGGCGACTGCTTCCATCATCATCGAAGTCAACGATGCCGGCGCGACGCAAGCGTTCCAGCGAATCAACGCCGAGGGCGCGGCGCTTGGAAATAACTTAAAACCCATCGGGGGACTTTCGGACGAGGCTTTCGGCAGCATCCAGAGCGGTGCAACGCGCGCGCGCGAAAGCACCATGCTGCTCAGCGAGGAGCTGGGAATACACATTCCTCGCGCGATGCAGGGCGTGATTGCGGGGATGCCGGGAATCAGCGCGGCCATGAACGCCGCGTTCTCCGGAATGGCCATCGTCGGATTCATCATGATCGCGGAGCAGGCCGGGCAAGCCGTTGTGAAACTCGTCGAGCGCTTCACCGGTTGGGCCGAGGCCGCGAAGAAGACGATGGACGCGCAGACGGCGCTGAACAAAACCATCATCGACAGCAACGACAAGATCGACAAGCTGGACAACGCGTACCGCCTCATCGGGCTTCAAGGCCTTCCGTTGCTCTCGGAAAAGCAAAAGCTGGCGAACGAGGACCTGGACGCGGCGAAGAAGAAAGTTTCGGACCTGACGGACACTCTCGCGAAGCTCCAGAAGCAGTCCGCGGAAACCGCGAACGTCACGAGCAGGGTGGCCATGGGCACGCGTGGCGGCATAATGACCACGTCCTCGGTGCAGCCGACGGGGGCCGCAGTGGCGGCGGCTGGTCAGATCCCGGACGTCACGAACGCGCTGGCGGCCGCGCAGCAGCAAGTGAAAGAACTGATACCGGCCGTGCGAAACGCTGGCGCGGAACTGGGGGACGCGTTCTCCAAACAGAAAGCCGACGCGATCCACGAGATTGGCGTGCAGGCGCAGGATGCGTTGAAGAAGCTGCAATCCATGGCATCCGATGCCTCCAAACCAGGAAGCGGCACGGAAGCTGCGATCGCCGCGGACCTGCAAGCCAAACAGACGGAGATCGCCAACCTGCTGACGTTTTCAGGCGACGAAGAAACGGTGCGCCTGGCCGCGGCGACCGCGAGCGTGGCCATCGAGAAAAAGGCCAGCGACGATCGGGTGAAGTTGCTCACCGACGAAGCCGACAAAAAGCTGAAAGCGATCACCGATGAGTACGAGGCCGAGGACAAACTTGCGCAAGAGCAAGCGGTGAAGATGCGCAAGATGGAGACCGACACCGAAAAAATGGAGACAGACGCGGCGATCGCCCTGGCACCGCCGTGGGAGCGCGCCAACGCTAAAATCGTCGAGGACTATCAAGAGCGCAACCAGAAAATTCAGGCGATGCTGAACATCGGCGAGCTCAGCAGCGACCAAGCCGCGCGGCGCATGGCCGCCAGTTGGACGCAAGCGTTCGCGCAGATGCGCGACGAGCTGGCGAACAAGATGGAAACGCTCTTCGACGACATCACTTCGGGAAACATCGGCCAGGCGTTCCTGAAGATGTTCAAGGCGCTGGTGTTCCAGATGCTGGCGACGTGGATCCTCGGGATGCAGGGAATGCACGCCGCCGCGTCGCAAACGATGACGGGAAGCGGCGGCGGAATGCTGGGCAGCATTTTGGGTTCGCTCGGAATGGGCGGAATCTCTGGAGGCGGCAGCGGTGGCGGGAGCCAGTCGAATATCAGCAATCTTCCGGGCGTGATCACGAATATGGGCGGCGGATCGAGCGGCGAATCGAGCAGCGACAACCCGTTCGGACTTATTCCAGGAATGACGATTTCCGCGGGCGCCGGTTCGGGAAGCCTTGGAACCGTCTTGCCGGCGGGAGCGTTCGGCTCTTCTGGTGGCGGCATCATGGGGCTGCTGCAAAACGGACAGATTCAGCAACTGATGGCGGTGGGCGGAACTGCGCTGTTTATCAACGGGCTGGGCAAGGCCGGACTCGGAGGCGCGCTGGAGCGCATTGGCGGAGGGGCTTTGAGCGGCGCGGGCATCGGGTCCATGATTCTTCCCGGCATCGGCACTGTCATTGGCGCGGCCATCGGGGCACTGGTCGGTTTGTTCGCCGGACTTTTTGGGCAGCACACGGGAGACAAAGCGCGGATCAATGTGATGGAGCCGTTGGTGGCGCAGATCAAGGTCATCACGGATTCCTACGACGTTTTCCAGACGGACTACAACTCCGGCGTTACCGGGCTCGAAACCTTGCGCACGGATTCGATCGCGGCGCTGAAGAAGATTGGCGGCCGCCAGGTCAGCGGCAACACAAAAGGCGTCGACGCGGACGTCGACGCGGCCGAGCTGCACCTGAAGACCACGGAAGCCGAGCGCAATCGTCGCGCGCAAATCGATTTCGGGCCGCCGCAGTTTCTCGCTGGCGGCTATGTGGACGCGGGTCTTGCTGGCGGCGCGCCTGCCGGATTCGCGGCCAGCGCGTTGCACTTCGCCAGCGGTGGCGCGGTGCCCGCGATTCTGCACGCCGGCGAATACGTGATGCGTCCTTCGGCGGTGCAGCGCATGGGCGTGGACACGCTTTCGGCGATGAATAGCGGCGGCAGCGGCGGCGGCTTCACGAACATCAACATCACGACGATGGATTCCAAGAGTTTCAGCGGTTGGCTGCGCGATGGCGGCTTGCGCGTGATCATGCGGGAAATGGCGCGCGGGAATTCGGAAGGTGGCTTTTGAGCGAGCAGAACATTCTGAATCCGTCGCAGACCAGCCTCTTCAGCCCGGATTGGGGTTACACCGAGGGGCTGCAGGAAGTGCGCACGATCTTCCAGGCAGCTTCGGGAAACATCTTCCAGCGGCAGCAATCCGGCCTGGGCCGCGTTTACGCGCTCGGCTGGAACTCTCGCGACCTGGCCACGAAACACGCGCTGCAGCAATGGGAAAACCAGTATCGCGACGATTACTTCACGCTGGCGGATTGGGAGCGCGCGCGCTATTTCACGGGACGCTTTGCCGCTCCGCTGACGTTCAGCCCACACGGAAATCAGCAATACGACATCAAAGGCTCTTTCCTCGAGCTGCCCGGGTTGCCGATGTATGCGTATCCCGCGAACTGGGCGCGCGACGCGTTCTTCCTAGAGGAACGAAACAGCAAGGGCGAGGACCTGGTGAACCTGACGGGGGCGTGGACTTACTCGGTCGATGCCCGTTGGCATGGTGGCGCTTCCTACTACTCCAACGTGACAAACAACCTTGCCGAGTGGCTCTATTTCGGGTATGGGTTTCAATACTGGGCGCCCACATCCCAGAGCAGCGGGATCCTGGAATACACGTTGACCCGGGTGCGCGACGGCGCGGTGATGGCTGGCCCGACGTTGTTCGATCAGTATTCGGCGCTGACTCAGCCATCGGCCATGCTCTTTGCGGTTCCGAATCTCCCGCTGGATTTCTATCGGCTGAAACTCCGCGTGACCGGGACGAAGAACGTCTCTGCCACTGATTACGTTCTTTGGGCGGATGCGGTGCAGGTGATGCGGTGAGGACGCAGCCGGCGGGAATGACGTCCGACCTGGCGCAGCGCCTTGGACGCGTTTCGCGCATTCATTTGTTCGACATTCAGCGCGGCGACGGCACAAACTATTTCTGGTCGTCGCACGAAGGCGCGTTCCTCTCGCGCCTGACCGGCTCCGTGCAGCAATACAAGCCGTGGGTGAAGACGCCGCCGACGATCAAGATGACGCGATCGCTGCAGGCGGACGGCGGCCAGTTCGCGATCCAGAATTTAAGCGGAAACACCATCGACCGCGAAGTGGCGGCGCTCTTCAAGGCCGGCGAATTCGAAGGCGCTTATGTGATCTACCGGCCGTGGATGATTCCGCTGGACGCCGCGCCGTGGGAGTTCCACGGATTCATCAGCGAGCAGAGCGTCGAGCCGGAAGACGTGACGCTGCGCATGTTGCAGCTCTTCCAGCCGAATGAAGTTCCATCCTACGACCTGCGCCAAACGCGCGGCTGCGGCTGGCGATTCACTTCCGCGCAGTGCGGGTATCGCCGCGGCCAGCTCTTCGTGCCGCTGACCACGGCGACGGCGTTCAGTGCGAACACCATCGGGGCGTCCGGCCTGGCGCTGACGCCGAATCTGTTCAATGGCGAACTGGTGATGATCCTTGCCGGTACTGGCGCGGGGCAAGAGCGCTATGTGCTTTCGCATACGGCGACGACGTTCACGCTGAAAACGAATTGGACGACGAACCCGGACGGCACCAGCAAATTCATCGTGACGGGTCCTGGAATCATGAAGGTGCCGGCGACGACGGCCACCGCGTTTTCGAGCAACACGATCGGCGCCAGCGGCCTGACCCGCATCCCGAATCAGGACCTCGACGGAGCCATCTTCATCGTCACCGGAACGGGCGCGGGGCAAAATCGCGCGATCGTGGGAAACACGACGACGACGTTCACTGTGGCGCCGAATTGGACGACGATCCCAGACGGGACGAGCGTGTTCATCGTGACGTACCGCGTTTGCGCGAAGGACCTTCCTTCCTGCACGCAACGCGGCGTGGTCGAAAGGTTTTGCGGGATCATCTTTCTGCAGCCGCAAATCACCACGGTGAACGGTCCAACGGCCGTTGGCACTGGCGGTGCCACAGGTGGCAGTAGCGGCGGTCCCGATGACTGGAGGAAGTACGTTCCGAAACAGTTTGGGGGCTCCGCCTGATCATGGCTTCCCAGAGCGCACAATTCGACCTCTCGACCGCGTTCCTCGATCAGCCGAAGACGATCGCGTATGGGCTCGTTCGTGGCGCAGGCAATCTGATCCTGCAGCAGGAGCTGGCGGACAAGTCGCGCGTGTCGTTCTACATGCTCGGCGAGGGTCCGTGGGATTCGATTCTTCGGTTGTGGATCAACAATAACCTGGTGAGCTTGCCGAACACGGCCACGGTTCATTTTCATCCCGGCGGGGATGGCGAAATTGGTTACGGCCTTTCGCCGGTTTCCACCGGCGGCGATCAACACGTCGATCAGTTCTTTACGCTGATTCCGGGCGGTCTGGACCCCATCACCTTCAGCCGCTTCGCCTGGCTCGCGCTGAAGACCGCGCCCGATCCTTCGGCGCCGTCGGCGCAGCTCACGGTGCTCGCGGATTATCAGGCGATGAAGGTTCGGCAGTTCGATTCCAGCGGAAACCAGACGGCTTTCGCGTGGACGCAAAACTGGGCCTGGATCATCTGCGATTACCTAATCCGGAAATTCATACTGCGCGAGGGCAAAGCGAATCAGCCGCTGGTCGCGGCTGAGCTGGCGCGGTTCGATTGGGCTTCCTTCGCCGCCGCGGCCACCTATTTCGATGCGGTGATTCCCTCGCAGCAGGCGACGGACAGTTTTTTCCGCGCGAATGCCAACCCTATCGGCGGCCAATCCGTCACGGTGCCGGGATGCAACGCGATGCAGATCCTCTCCAACATGGCGCAGGGCACCGTGGTCGGCGGCGTCAGAAACGCCGCATACGCCACGTCGGCGCCGTGGAAAGCCGACGGCTATAGCGAAATCACGATCGGCGCGCTGGGCTCATCGGCCGACTATGTGGGCGCCACGTATCGCGCGGGCTTGGGCGCCTCGGAAAATCAGTACGCCGCTCTGGCCCTGGGGCCTCTCGGCGCGACTGCCCAGCTCCTCATTTATAGGTACGTCGCGGGCGCGCCGACGAATTTGGCCAGCGGCACCTTCACCGTGAACGCCGGCGATCTGCTCCGCCTCGAATGCTCCGGGACGAACCTCACGCTGAAGCTGAACGGCGTGGTGAAACTGACGGCGACTGACTCTGCGCTGACGAGTGGCAGCCCTGGCATTTATGCCATGGCCACCAGCGGCGCGCTGAACCTGGCGACGATTGCCGGGTGGAGCGCGGGTTCGTTCGTGAAGCGATTCAGCGACGGCGGCGTGGTCTACGCGAACGACACCCAAAACGCCAGCAACGTGCTGGAGCAGATGCTGATGCTGTGCCGCAGCTATTTGCTGGAGCGCAATGGGAAACTTTCTCTCTACGTCGACCAGCCGCGCTCCTCCGTGTTCACCTTCACTTCGGACAATATCGCGCCCCTGAGCTTCAAGGCCAGCAAGACCACTCTTCGCGCGGCCACCAATCGTTTTGTGGCCACGTACCGCGATTCGGATATCGCGCTGGGCAGCACGGATGACGCGACGCGCTTCGCGATTTCCTCTCTGCCGGTGGACCATGAAGCGCATCAACGCGCGGTAGGCGCGCGCGGTCCGGGCCTTTCGATTATTCCAAAAGTGACGGAACTCGCCGTGGATCTTGGCGTGAACACTTCCGAGCGCGCCTGGCGGATTCTCGGCTCGCAGTTGCTGCGGCAACTCGGGCCGGACGTGGACGCGAACACGCCGTACAACGCACCGTTCTCGGCCGAGTGGACGGGCTTCGAGGATTCCGCGGCCGTCGAGCCCGGCGACATCGTGACCATCGATCCTTCGATCAGTGAGGAGTTTGGCGGCAAACAAATCGAAGTGTTGGAGACGGACGAAAACCCTGACGGCACGCGCGGCATCATCGGCCTGGAATATATGCCAAATTCGTTTCTCGATGTGGCGCCTGTGCAGCAGACGTTGGAAGCGCCGCTGCCAGGTACCGGTGTTCCAGTTCCCGCCGGCCCCGGGAATTTCAGCTATCGCCCAACGTCGAACCCGTTGACGGCCACTGACAACGGCTCGAATCCATTGGTAACGATCGCGGCGTTCGCGATGCGCGTTTCTGGGATGAACGATGTTTCGCTGAATGGCGGAACGGCCAGCGCGAGCTCCGGAGACTACGGCAAGACGGCGTTCATCTTCTATGACGACATCGGCTTCGCTGGTGGCACTCCCGCTGGGGGCTACCAGATCACCTTCACGCGAGAAACCGCTCTTTCCGGCGCGAGCCGGTTCTTTGTGGGCTCGATCTCGCTGCCGCAGTCAGGAGCAGGCGCGACTGTCGGAAACAACGATGGCGGCGCTGGCGGCCAATATGCGAAGACGCTTCGGCTGCAGCCGACGGTCTCCACGCTGACCGGCGCGTGGACGAATCCGGGCGGCGCAATCGACAACGATGCCTCGACCTTTGCGTCTGCTTCGAGCACAACGGCGAACATCATTTACCTCGCGACCGTCTTTCCGTCGTTCGTCAATTGGTTCACTTCCGTCGTTCTCCAGGTCATCTCTCAAATCACCGCTGTTTCCGGCGGGAGTGTGCTGATTGAATATTCCACAAACGCGGGTGGCTCCTGGCAGACCCTGCGCTCCGTCTCGACTCCCGATTCTGTGCCGGTCACGTCGCAAGTGAATTTGTCTTTGAGCACTCCCACCCAGAACATCCAGGTACGGATCACGCTTCCGGGAAGCACGGGAGGCACGCAGGCGAATGTCTCTGCTTACGCGGGTACCGGAGCTGACGACGCGTCCTCGGGAACACTGGTATGGATCAACCCGACGAATGCGCAGGGAAATCAGTCCGCGGTTTTTGCGTCCTCCATAGACGGAACGGCCAACATCCTCGCGTATTCCCACTATCTGAAGCTGACAAATTTTGGATTCGCCGTCCCCTCGGGGGCGACGATCAATGGGATTCAGGCAACGATCCTGCGTTCTTCGAACTTTGTCGATGATGGGATGGGCAACGACAGATACATCAACGACAACGTGATTAGGCTCTACAAGGCGGGAGTTCTTTCGGGCAGCAACTACGGTAGTTATGCTGCGAACTGGCCGACGACCAAAGCCACCGCGACCTATGGAGGATCGAGCGATCTTTGGGGAACTACCTGGACCTACTCAGACGTCAACAACGCGAATTTCGGCATCGGGATCCAGGCGATGCTTGAGAATGACGGGACGTACAATAACGCGATCGCCCGCGTCTACAGCTTACAGATCACGGTCTATTACACTACTTCCGGGGGCGGGGCGGCGAGTGCTGCTTCCAAGGTTTTCGACATCGCTTTGGTGGTGACCACATGA